TCATTAAACTGGTGGTGTTTGTAATATAGGTTACAGTTTCAGTATTTCCACTCGAAATATAAATGGTGTCACCATCTTGTATATCGTTAATGAAGGTAGTTGCGTTGCCTGTGACTACGTTTGAGGTGGACGCCACATTTACTGTACCATTAACTCGTTTAGATAGTGTAGTGAGTATGACCATATCACCAACATTTACTGTATTTGCAAGATTTGGTGATGCTCCTGTAGCAACCATATTATTTGAACCACTTCGAATATTAAATGTATTTGCAAGTTCGGTTCTAATAATATTAATTGTGGTCAATGATGTATTTGCTACATCTTCAGTATGAGAATTTATTCTATTAACAAATGTTTTGGTTCCTAATGGATGCACAATTTCATTTAATGATTTCTTAAATTTAGTGTAGTCATTTTCAGTTTGAATTTGATATGAAAAATTATGGTATTTTGTACCATCTTGTACTTTCTTATCAGAACTAGGTTGACCATCCGTATTTAAATAAATTCCAGGATAACGAATTAGACCATTTTCAAATTTGGCGGTTGCTTTTGCTTTACCATCACCATAGTATAATACAGAATCAACATTTGCTTTTACTGCATTATCGGATGATGAAATTTGTATTTGATTATTAAGAGTACCTTTATAATTAAAGATACGCAAAAGACCACTTGAAGGAGTAAACTTTTCAACATATGCCGTAAATGTAGCATTACTACTTGAATTGCCTTGATAGATTATTGTATTTGAAACGAATAATTGTCCTGAAGTAACATTAGATACAGTTAGGTCAGCATTTCGTAATGATATAGTTGGAGCGCTAACATAGTCATAACCATAACTAGAAATTCTAAGAGTTGATATGGATCCAATTTTTGTTGTGTACAAACTAACATCAACACCTTCACCTAAAATTTCTGTAACAGAAAGGACTGCGTTTGAACCATTTGCTGTATTGACAGTAATTGTTGGTAAATTTGTTTGTGTGTAACCTTCACCGCCTTTGATCAAAGATCCATTATCATTAAATGTCACAGTTTTGATGCCATTATTTCCAGCGTGAACTTGTGTAATTGAAGCATTTGCACCATAGCCAGTAGAACCTGTAAACACCAAGTATTCACCAACATTATAATTTGCACCACCATTAGTAATTTTAATTCTACCTAAAGCACCAACTTTATTAATTGGCCTTCTAAACATTTTATACACATCTACAGCACCAACATCATTTTCAAAATTATCACCTTCTAGTGTGATTGTATTTGTTGTTACTGATTGTATATTTCTAATTTCTTCAAATTTATTAGGTGAATTTAAACGTATTGTATCACCAGCTTCAAAAGAATTTGTTAAATCTTGTGAAGCATCATATATAATTTTTGTTCCTTTTAACAGGGATGTGGATGAAATAATCAAAGAATCATCAATCTCTTCCAAATAATAACTGTAAAAATTAGCTACAGGTAAAGATTTGTAACCACCACCAGATCCGTCTGTTGTTACATATGAGATTGGAAATAAATTTAATGTTTGTGTTGTAGTAATAAAACTAATTTGGCAATTTTCAATATTTGCGGTATTTGCTGCACCATCTAATGTTAAACTATAGATTGTTTGAATTTCAACATTACTTACATTAACTAGTCTTTGTACCGTAGTATCTACAAGAGAAATAGTTGCTTTAGATTCTTGACCTAAAGTTGAATTTTCAAAACCACCAACAAAATCAATTAATGAACTATTTTCAATTTCTGGTGCTCTGAATCCAAAACCTCCATCATTAACAGCCACTTGAATGATTGATCCTTTTGTGACCGATCCTACAGTAGCAATAGCACCAACAGGCGATTGATTAACTGGCGGTGTTGGGTTTAATCCACCAACGATAGAAACTGGATCACCAGCATAACCTGTTGCTGAATCATAAGCATTATAATACAAACCTCTAAACTCAGGATTAATTTTAATTTCTGATAAAGAACCAATCAAACGACCACTTACTGAAGTTGGTGTTCCATTAGTGATATATGTGCCAGTAATCGTTTCTCCTGTTTGAAATAATTTCTTAACATTTGAAACAAACATTTCAACATATTGAATACCTAATTGGCGATCAACCGATCTTGTAACACTTTCTACGATTGCTGTAGACTTTGATAACTCACCAGTAACCTTTACGCCTACTAAATTAAAAATATTATTATCGGTAGTATCAATTCGCAAAGATAATGGCAAAACCCATTTACCATCTGAAGCAATTAATATTTCTTCTTTAGGGTAATAAATTTCAATATCTTCATTATAGAAAATTCGAAATAAAAACTTAACGGATTGAGGAGTACCTTTTGCTCGATAGTATTGATTAATAAATTTTAAAAGTGTTGCCTTATCCGATATGATTTCTTCAGGAAAGTACGGAGCAAGTTCCTGTTTAATTAACTCAATGTAAGTATTTGTTGCTAAATCTAAATCTTTTGATTCAGCAAAAGATTCGACAGCACTTAAAATTTGATTATTTGTTTTTGTCCACTCATAGTACTTTTCTAAGAATGTGACAAATTTAGGGTAGTCTTCCCTTACAAATTCAGGTAGTTGTTTTTCAACTAATGAGGAAACTAATAGTTCAGACATTATAGACTATTCATTTCTACAACAACACTTGTTGGATCTTCATTGTCAAAGGCCAACATTTTATTTCGTTGTGATGAGATAACAGAGATTTGCGGTCTAATATTAACAGATAATTCTCCAAAATCATTTGCTACACCTGTTGGATTGAAGTTATTAATATAAATTTTTCCTGTATAATAATCAATAGAACCCATAACACCAAAATTAGCACCATAGTTCAAAATTACTTTTGTATTTTCGTTTGTTACTTCATCTGGTTTATAATAAACAGTTCTCAGTTGACCATAACGGCCTTCTAGTACTGCTGATGCAGCTCCTAATTGTCCACCACCTCCAGTGATTCTTACTGTAGCGGTAGTGTAACCAACACCTGGATTTGTTACTGTAACTTTTGAAATTTTAGAGTTAACTATGGTTGCAATAGCAGTAGCGCCTTGACCATCACCAATAATTTCAACTGTTGGTGTTGTCATGTAATTAATACCTGGATTTGTTACTGTAATTGATTCAACACCAGTATATGAAGATGGAACTTCTTCCAAGAAAGCTTGCCTTGAAATACCTTCTTCATCCAACATTGTAAATTCAGGATTGGAATATAAGTTATCTGATGTGGTACCTTTTTGTAAAGGAACACCATAATCCAAAACATAACTATTTGAGTTAACCAAATCAGGCCTAAATTTCTTAGTTAAAAATAATTCCAATTGATTTGATTGAATTGCATTATCTAAATTATCAATTCTGTAACTCAATACAGAAGATTTAAAAATTGAATTAAAAGTATTTAAATGTTATTGCAATAATTTTCAATCTCAGTTTGTACAGAAGATTTTAATGTATTGGTATTACTAATTGTTTTTGTAGGATCATAATAGACTCTGGCAATTAGTTTTAAAAAGTTATAATCAACATCAACAATTTCAGGTGTTACTGTAAGAATACTGATAGGTTTAATAATCTTTTCTTTGACATATTCTTTTTCAGCATCAGTTACTTCAAAGCCTTCTTTTGGTTTTGCAGAAATAAACACTTTACCATAAATTGGTGGATCATTTTCTTCTCCACCCCAAACATTGACAGCTTCAAACTGTGGATATTTTTGTTGAATGAGTTTAATATAGTCGTTCTTTGTTACTGCACGATTTTGTGAAGTAAATTGTAATGGAGCTGCAAACTTAATTTGATCTACTGTTTCTCTTGGTGCTCCACCAGAAGCCGCCAATGTTGAATTAACAGTAAATGTCGAGTAACCACCAACTGTAGCGGTTGCAATAAAACTATTAGCTTTGTTTGCCAAATCACCATTCGTAATTAAGTATTTTACAGAAACAATGCTACCATCAGGTATCTTTTTACCTAAAACATTATTACCAAAATAAATTTCATACTTGTTGTTTTGACCTTCTTGTATATAATATACTTCAGAAGTAGAATCTACATCAAGAGCATCCGTGTTTAATGTATAAACTGTGGAAGTTAAATTTGAAATTGATTCTCTTACACTAACCTTGATTGTTGATGTGTCAATATTAATATCAGGTAAAGTAAAGATTTGTTTTGGATTGGAAGCCTCAACATGTGTAAAACTATATGTTGCTAGTTGGCCTTCATAAATTTCTAAATTGGTGAATACAAAATTATTACCTGTTTTTGAAACTGTGTTATCTTCTAATGTAATAAAGTTATACGATTTACTATCAATTAAATTTGAAAGAAAAATATAGCCTTCAGGTAATGTTAATGAACCTGGTGTTGATGATAATGAATTAACTGAAAAATTAATTTTAGCTAAAGGTGCTGATGCAGAACGTGGTGTATAACCAAATCGTTTAGCGTGTGATACAACAGAGTTTCTTAAAATTGCTGAATCTAAAAATGATTCATTCGCCAACATATTTAAATAGTAGGAGTTATAATGAGTATTATAGGCAAGAATATCCAAAAGGACATTTAAGCCAGCTCCTTCAAAATCATAATCAGAAAACTCCGATTGTTGTTTTAGAAAGGTTTTAAGATTTGATTTGAGTGTATCAAAATCTAAATCTGTTACATTTAAACGGTCTGCCATTATCTGACTCTTTGTAGTAAGAATTGAATTGTTATTGGGTTAGTTAAATTGATAATAAAAAAATCCAATTTAATTGAATACCCGTTATTATCGAAATCTGGTACGGCTGTTACTTTGGACACACTAACACGGGGTTCAAAATTTTCTATTGTCTGTAAAATTTCTCTTTCCAATGTAATTGCTGTAATGGAATCTATATTTTCAAACAATAAAGCCCTAATGTTGGAACCATAATCTGGATTAAATGGTTTCTCATAGTGATTTGTCAATATGATATTTTTTAAAGAGTTAATGACCGCTTGTTCATCCACATGTTTGTTTATGTCTTTTTTGACTGGATGAATATTGAAAGACAGGTCTAAGTCTTTAAATTGTCTGGTTGTTTGTGTCGTTACTGTAGCCATGGGTTATTTATCACGTATTTGCCAAGTTATTTTTAAGGAAGTCTGTACCAATGTAATTTTGTATCAAATAATTATCTGTATTGCCAGAATTGTTAAATTGTGTAACAAAACGATAGTCATTCAATATTTGTCTTTGTTTTTTGTAGAAGTTCCAATCTGCGGTTCTTCTAGTCAACATTAGAGAATTGGCTTCCTCTAGAGTGGAAATAATACTAACCAAAGCTGAATTGGTTATGTTGCTTGTAACTCCATTATAAGAATTCGTTAAACTTATGTACCCGTTGCCTATGTTCCAACTATTTGCGGTCAACTCAGGATTCACAAAGATACTTGTAAAACAACCTAAAACTGCATTGGTGTTTTGGACCGATTCGGTTGAATAAAGTAGTCTTGTCAATTCACTACCTTGTGACATAGCCATCTGATAGTTTGGTATATTTGGAGTGTCAGTTAAAGATACTGTGTTAACTGCTGTGGTTCCAAGGCGGGACATGTTATCGGTATGAGATTTAAAATCTAATATTTGTATCAATAAACTATTTGCAGTATTGGCCAAATTTCTGGCTTGAATTGAAGTATTTGGAAAAGTATTTGCAACATCGTTAGTGCAAAAGGTTATAATTGAATTAGTGTTGGAGGTTATACTTGTGCAAACACTCTGTACTGGATTTTTAAAATAATTACTTGGCGCAATTGTACCATTAGCAATTTCCTGAGTTTGCCATTGAACTACATCCGCAGGATATACATTCAAACTGTTTTGTGCTTCAGGACTTAAATAGTGAGCTCCACCAAATTTAGTGGTGTCAAAGTCAAAACTCAATCTTGCGTATATTGTATTTGCCATAATTATTGTGTTGGTGTTGGTGTGCTTGATACACCATGCGGTGTACCATGAATGTGTGAATTATATAATTGTCGAATCAATTCCATTGATCCTTTAGAATCTTGTACTGCCGCAAATCCAAAAATAATTGGTGCAGTTATCTGTACTGTTGAAGTAATTAAACCTGGTGTTATAGGAGTTTCTGAATTAAATCCTGAATTGATACCACCTAAAGTTTGAATTCCCAAATAAGAGAATAATTGTTTTCCAGCAACAATGTTATCAGCAGAGTGTATACTACTTGCAGCTGTCAATAGTCCATTAACTGTAACATCACCATTTAAATTTATTCCATCTGGTGCATTAATTGTTACTGTACCTGTTGCACCGCCTGCTGCCAAGTCTAAATTTCCACCAGCAAAAATAGAAGCATCACCTTTAACTTTAGTTGATAAATTTCCATTAACTTTTGTGTAAGCATCACCTTCAACTTTTACATCAGCATCACCCTTAACATGAAGTACAGAATCTCCTTCAATTACAATATTACATATACCTTTAATTAATACATGATTATTTTTGGCAATAATTTGATAACCATCACCAACAATCTTATCAACTCTTGTTCCATCTTTTTGAAATTCTGTAAAGGTACCTAAACGATGTGCTAGTCTAACTGTTTCCGAATCTTTCGTATCATCCATAGCAAATAGATGACCTGATTGTGTTTCTGTTACATGTGCATATGGATATTCACCAACAAATGTTGATGAGGGTTCTGTCCAATCAAGTCCATCAGGTTTAGTTGCCATTATACTCGTCCAAATGATTTAGCTGTAACCGCTAATATTGTTGCTTGTGCTACCGCAGTTGTGGAAGCACTTACTGCTGTTTCTAATGATTTACCTGTTTCTTTTGCAGTTTCAACCAAACTTTTGATTTCTGAAAATTGAGATGGAGTGCCATCTTCAGTTGGACCATCAAACGACAAAGCATCAGTTAAAGCATCA